CAATAGGTAAAGTGAAAATAAACCAATTATTTTAGGCGGGTGTACGGCGCGCCGATTTTACCACGCTTTGACAAGCTTGTCAATAGTTTTTTCAAATTTAGGCAAATTAATTCTAACCTGTAGTCTAGGTCAGCGATGCGCAAGCTTCCCGAAGCTAGGAAATCACCCAAAACAGCGTAAGAGCGGGGTTTACAAGCCGGTGCACCCTGCGCCAGACCCGCAGTGCAGTTTCGAAACGAAAAGTGCGAAAGTGAAGTGCAAAATCGAAGTGCTAAAATGACCTAGTCTAGAATAACAGTTATTTATATTTTATCACAGATTATCGCGGGTGTCAAGAGAATTTGCGAGAAATTTGCGTTTTTCGAGAGGTTTGCGAGGCACCCGTCACGGTGTCGCGTCCCTGCCCCCGAAATAACGATGCACATTTTTACAATTAATTCACATTTTTTATTGACAAACGGATATAAAGTCTGTATAATATCTTTATATTCAAAAGGAAACAAATGCAATTAGAAATACCACAAGACATCATTGACATAACTAAAGAGTGCCAATGGGAACTTACACAATATGCTGAGTTTGATTTATCACTCAGTGTAGACGAGAAAGGTCAGATAGTGGTTCGCGATATGCTAGGAGTATGGTCAGGCGACAGATGTAGCGAAGACTTAACTCCCACAGAAGCGTGGATTATGATACGCAAGTGGTGGAGCGATGAGCAAGAACAAATTAAAGCAGAGAGAAAGAAGTGTGCGATTGAGAAAAATATCAAAGCACTTCAGAATGAACTAAACACTCTGCACAAACTTGCTGAGAAGAAAAAGTGGTTTTGGCAAAAATAAATCACATTTCTTCTTGACTCAACCAGTCAAAGCGGTTATAATATATGTATAACGAAAAGGAGGAAAAAGTGAAAAAAACAAAAATAACAATCAAATCAAAGTTTTCTCATTTAGTCCTTGACAACAGAAACAAAAGTGGATATAATATACTATATAAAATATTTGGGAGAATACTAATGGCAAACGCTAAAAATTACACAGAAGAAATGGTTTCAGAGATGACTACAGCATACACTGAAAACCCAACAAGAGAGACTGTAGATGCACTAGCACAACAGTTCGGCAAGACTACAAGAAGTATCATTGCTAAATTGTCAAGAGAGGGAGTATACATTGCACAACCTAGAACAACTAAATCAGGCGAAGCAGTAGTAAGCAAATCAGAGTTAGTATCTGAAATTGCTAACCACTTCGGGATTGAATTACCAACTCTAGTAAAAGCAGGTAAAGCAGACCTACAGAGATTAGTTGACGCAATCTCACAGTAAGAGTGTCAAGGAGTGATTACCCTAAGTAATCAATTTTGAAAAGGGTATCTACTTTGGAGAAGTGTCTTCGGAAGCACACCAAATGGAAGTAGCAAGTTCGACTCTTGACCTACAAAGTATCTCTGCCCTTTTCAAAGTTTTTTCAAGTTCTCCTTAAAAAGTTCTTGACAAATGGTCTTAAAGTGAGTATAATATACTTATAAATAAGAAAAAGACCCGTTGGGATTGAGTAAAGTTTCTATCACCAAGTGATAAAAAACTTAAAATTCTTCTTGACAAATGGTTAGAAAGTGGATATAATATATATTCAGAAACAAAGAAAACAACATTAAATCGCAAAAATTAATGTTTCAGCAGTGACCCCCCAGACTCCTAGTGACGAAGATGGGTAGCGAAAAAATAAACGAGAGTTGTTTTCTACTGTGAGGCGTCACGTAAAACACTGCCGTATGCTAGTTAGATATTGATAGAGTGCGTTAACAGAGACAATATCCGCTTTTGAAAGTCGTTATGAGACATACCTTCCGCAGCAAGGAGCGAGTCATAACCGCATGAACCGATGCGTAAAGGGTTTGAGGGGATACTTCCAGTAATTCCATACTCTCCAACATTTTGCTTGGAGTAGATTAAGGGTGTAAGCGGAGCATACAACGAACCAAGAGAACTCGGCACTTTATCGAAAGTATAAAATCGATTTGTTTTACTGCTTTAATGGGCGTTACGACCTTCGGGTTTACTAAAGTAGAGGTAATTGAACAGGGTGGATTACGACCATAAAATCAACCCCAGTGTGAGGAAACCACGCTTAAACGATTAGAGGAGATTCAGTTTTAACTGTCAATTCGAAAGTTTTAAAAAGTAAACCTCGTTGTCTGCCACCTTAGGGTGTCACGGAAGTAAGCAGACACATTTAATTGGTACTCAGTGTGCAAGTAGTAGGGCAAGTCCCACGCCATCAAGTAATGTGAGCATAGTATCGAGTGAGAGCAAGGGAGCAAGTTGTAGTAGTATTTCGATGCGAAACACGACAGAGGCAACCATCTCATACTGCGGGACGAGGGGCAGTATGACACTGATATGATAATGATAATGTCGCAACCTTTGAATAGGAAAGAGATTGGAACGAGAACGGAGGTCGCACCTTCACTAAGTAGATATACTTTAGAAGTTCGCACTCGATAAGTCGACACGAAGTCAACCTCAAAGACTTAAAAATAGAGCAACTTAGTAAAGAAGTGATGCGAAATGAGCAGTATACCATAGACGCAAGTCGTAGATTGAAGTTCGTAATATCCATCACCAATCGTTACGCAGTGGATAGGTTCGTGAGTGATTCCGACACGACCACTTTAAAAAACAAACAGTTTGGGGAGGAGAACTTCGGTTCTCCTTTTTTTCGCTTCAAAAACCTTAACATCAAAATTTCTTATGTTAATTCAAAATAGTTCTTGACAAGTCGGTCAAAATCCAGTATAATATCTATATGAAAAGAAAAAGGAAACCACATTTTCCTAGATGAATGAGTGTGGAGGTTATGTCTGAACATACACTGAGGGATGAAAATGCCCTCCCCAATTTAACAAAACAAAACAGGAGAGCAATATGCCAGCAAAATTTAAACCAAGTGCAAAAAAATACGTCAGAGGCGTACCAGCAAGTAAATTACCTATGGAACACTTCTACATGCACACCATGAAGAAAGAAGAACTATTTGAGTACATCAACTCAAAAGGTACTAACATTAAACCTAAAGTAAGACAGAAGTGCATTAACGAACTTCAACGCAGAGGTATCAAGATAGAGTGGGTTACACCTGAGGTGCAATCATGAAGTGGGGTGGTAAAGCAGTACATAAGTCGCACAAGAAAAAGACTGCACAAGGCGACTCACACAACAGAATCAGTCTTAATATGAATAAAGGCAAGAAGCGTTCATTCAAGAAGTATAGAGGACAGGGCAGATAGTGGGAAAGGTTATACAGTTCCCTACTCGGAACGAGTCCACAAGATTAGTAGAGGAGTTGCAAGTCTACGAGGAAGAAATACAAATGTGCCTAGATGACTTGCAACATTTAAACGAACACATAGTTGAGTTAACTGCAGATTATGAGCAGTTGCTCAACAAACTGTGTACATTACAAGGCATTACATTGCCAGAGGAATTATGAGTAAAAAAGCGAAACAATTAGAACAGAACATACGCGACATGAAGTATCGTATGGAACTGATAAGAACAATAGTGCCTGTGCTAGTATTAATTCTACAGGTTTTTATACTTGGGAGAATACTATGAAGAAAGGCAGTATGCAATACGACCAGTATGGTCGCAAAAGAAAAGTATCTCATCTATACAAGAGTACAAAAGCGAAACCAAATTTCGATGTACAGATGAAGAAAAAATTTAGAGAAGTGAGTGATATCCCGAGTGCACCAGTGGGAGAATATACTGTGCCTAAGGATAACTCATACAAACAAGACATCAGTAAGCAATATACAGTATCGATTGCTTACAACAAAGGTGCATATCAAGTGATACCAAAAGGAGAAGTGAAAGACATTGGCAAATAAAATATATGGCAATACAAGGCATTACGGCGTAGGCATGGAAGCAAACGGAAGCGTAATAAAGTCTATAAACTATCCATTAGATACAAGACCTAAGTATGAACATTGGGAATGTCCAGCAAGGAACTGTAAACATATGTGGATAGAGTTAGAAAATGGTAAGATAATTCGTGATGACGAGTTAATACTAAAGAAAGAGTGGGATGCAATTGAAAAAGCAGAGAAGTTTATATCTCAAATTAGTGGAGGAGTGGCATAATGAGTAAAATTAATGACTACGCTAAGTTCGTAGACCAGTGCACATCCGAAACCAGTAAAGATACGACCAAAATGTGTGATAGATTGGATAAACTTATGGGAAACCATACAATGCAGAATGGAGTTATGATTGACTGTGAGATAGATATGGCAAGATTGATGACTGCACTGATAGGGATGATGGCAGAGAGTGGAGAATTTGCTGAGATTGTGAAAAAGAAGGTATTTCAGAACGATACACAGTTCACAAACGAAGAAGTTTTTCACATGAAAAGAGAGTTAGGTGACGTACTTTGGTACTGGGTTCAAGGTTGTATAGCATTAGGATTCACACCTGACGAAGTAATGGACGAGAACATCAATAAACTAGAAAAGAGATATCCGAATGGTTTTGAAGTAATTCGTTCAGAAGTAAGAGCAGAGGGTGATATCTAATGCTTTTAACAGGAGAGTTTGACATACACATTATACAAGCATGTAATTTAAGTTGCAAGAATTGTTCTGTGTTAGACTTTAAATTTGGAGATGACCAAGAAGGTAAGAATGTCAACACGTTTATGACCTACGAAGAGGTTGTAAAACAGGTAGAATTGATTAAAAAGTGGGGATATCAACTAGAAACCCTTAAAATACTCGGAGGTGAGCCAACAACTCACCCCAAGTTTCCTGAAATCGTTGACTTCTTGCTAGATTCAGAGGTAGCTAAAGAGGTGCATGTTAACACAAATGCGTTAAATATGACTGAAGAAGTAATCAGTGCATGTTCTAAATTAGATAAAGTTCTAATCAGTATATATCCTATAGTGGATGTACACACTCCTATATTAACAAAATGGAAACAGAATGGTATGACAAAAGAGTTTAAAAAGACACATTTAAGCGTAATATCATCATTTGAAAAGTTTGGAATACCCCAAGAGGGTGTAGAGTATACTCCTGAAGGTAATTGGAATAATTGCTGGACAAAGCATAATTGTAGAACTATTGTAGGAGAAACTATGTATCAGTGTAATGTGTCATACGCTAAAAGAGTAGAAGGTATGCACATTTCGGAGTGGGGAGATAAACTAGATACAATGCTAAATTTATGTGCAAAGTGTCCATACCCACCAGCATATGAACAATGGAAGAGTTTAAAACCGAAAAAAGATTTCAGGAACCTACACAAAGGAATAAAGATGTGGGAAGAATATAACAACAAAATTAAAATTAAGGAGATTTAACATGGCGAATCATGTATATTTTACAATCACTGTAGAAGGGATTGATGATGAAAAGTTTCAAGAGAATGTAAAGTTTGAAACTAGAGTAGGTAAACGCTACGATGGAGAGGAGTATAAATACGAAGCACTTCTAGAATTAGAGAAGCAACCATTTATGAGTAGTGTTTATAAAGAGTTTGATGAAGATGGAGACTTAAAGAACTCATATGACTGGTATTGCGATAATATAGGTGCTAAATGGTGTCATATTGATGAGTGCGAGTATGGATACATTGCTGGTTATTCAGCATGGAGACAACCACACGAGTTAGTGCTAAACATACTTGAATTCTATGCGAA